TGGACCCAGGGCGCACTTGAAAGCGTAGAAGCCGTTGTTACTAAAAAATGGGTAAATAGTATTTGTCAATAATAAAATATAAAAATATAAAATATATTTTTATATTAAATAATGTGGGGTCCGTTATTTACAATAATTTGTATCGGTACTACTATAGGCACGACTTTATCTATTAATCAACTGTCATTTAGCGGTGGTGGGTCATTTGGTGCAGTTGAAATAGGCATTTTCAAAAAAATTTCAGAAAATGAAAATTCAAAATATGACCTTTATACGGGAATTTCCGCCGGCGCGTTAAATTCGGGGTTTCTTTCTTATTTTTCTGACATTAAATCAGGCATTGCATTTGCTGAACAAACTTACTCACACATTAATAACCATATGGTTTATAAATTAGAACCTTCAACTGGAGTTTCTATTTTAAACACTGAACCTTTATATAAAACATTATCGTCTATTATTGATAAAATGCCCAATCAACCTGTTATGCATACATTAATTGGTGCGACTAATTTGAACACGGGTAATTTAGACATATATTCATTTGAAGAAAATAACGACGCTAATAAAGTTCTATTATTGATGTCATCTTCCGCCATTCCTGGATTATTTCCACCAATTACATATAATAATTTTTTATATGCTGATGGTGGAACACTAAGCAACGAATTACTACAGGTTGGACATTATGATACATATTTTAACATTACATTTATTACCCCGTATGAAGGTATGCCTTATCAATCTGATCCGATTACCTCATTAAAAGATATGTTGCAAAGAACGGTTCTTGTTGTGACTAATAATTTTAATAATCAGTTGGCTAAAATAAATCAAAATTGTAAAACACCTTACGGTGAAATAAATAAGTATTTTGTTAATTCAAAATATTTAGAAGGTTATAATATGTTGAATTTTAATCAAGGTAAGGAATTAATTGATATTGGGTATAAATATGTGGAACATCAAAAATATAAATTATGTTGAAAAATCGTATTAAAAATTCAATGACTCATAATTGCATAATAACCATGATATCCAATTGCTGCAAATCCGAGCATCAATAATAACTCGTAAGCTGCTCTTGGGGTCATTTGTTTATTGTAGCCAATGTAAATTAGCAATGGTCCTACTATGAGGATGTGAAACAAATTAACCCACGGATTTTTTCCAGCATTAACTTTAAGATAAGTCTTATACGCGTGATAAAAAATAATGATTATACCTAAACCGAGCAAAATAGGATACATAAAAGATGGTGTGTTTGTGGATTTAATTCCTACATATAAAAACAACCCTCCAACTATCAAAATATGAAACAAATGCACATATAATTCTTTCATTTATATATTACTCATTTATTTATTTTTCTCAACAAAATATATAAATGTCTGATAGCTTTAGCGCCACTGGTAAAACCTTTAACTACACCAATACACAAACACATCAAACCGGTGGTAAAAAAACAGTTCGCAAGGTTTTAATTAAGAAGGGAAAGGGCCACAAAAGTGTTAAATATTATAACCGCGGAAAACTGGTTTCAACTGTAAAGCGCGGATTAAAACCCGTTGAAGTTGGATTCATAAAAATTGGTAAATTTATTCCTGGGTTATTTAAGGATTGTCCGTGCAATAAAACAAAAAAACATAGACACTAAATTACTTATCCAGATGATCCATTGCTGCCAGTAATACTTGTTCTTGGCCCGTTAGTTTCTGAAAAATAAGACATTCATCCATTTTGATTTGGAAATGTTTGTGTGCAAAATTCTTACATGTGAGAAAAATACCACCATCCATCACTTTTATTTCACATAATATTCCTCCGGGAGTTAAATAAACATTCTCTGGGTCTTTTATAGGTATCCATCTTATAAAAGCACCATAACGCAGTTCTCCCATCTCATCTACATACATGTATTCCTTTAATTTTTGCATCATCTCTATTGTTTCATTTTTCGGCATGTGTAATTCTTTTAATATCTCTAACTTCATTTCAGCAATTTTTTTTGTAGTCAAATTTATAAATTTTGAATTATCTTCATTATCTAATGCTTTCAATAGTTTATCTACGTCCATGATTTTACGGTTGATATAGTATTACATCAAAATATTTTTATATATCTTCAATGTTATAAATGTTATAAATGTTATAAATATTATAAATATTATAAGAGACATAAATACTATAAGTGACATAAATGATATAAATGATGCACAACAATACTTATTATGATTTATTTAATTATAACAACGAGTATTAATAATTATGAAGGAATATTAGATTACTATCACAGAAAGGATACATATTTAAACAGCATAACTAAAACTCTATCTTTGCTTCCATCTGATATAAAACCAATTATTGTTGAAAATAATGGATTGAGACAAACATATTTGGATGAATTACCGGTTAAAGTTGATTACACAGACAACAATAGTGTTAAATATTACCACAAAGGTGTAAATGAATTATTAGATATAAAATATATAATAAAAAAATATGATATAAAAGACGACGATTTAATTATTAAACTTACTGGTAGATACTATACATTAAATGATGACTTTTTTCAAAAAATAATTAATAACTATAATTTTGACGCGTATATAAAGTTTTATAATGTGTGTGCATTGAAATTTATGGATAATGATTGTGTTCTTGGTATGTATGCGATTAGGTGTAAATATTTGAAACGATTTTCTTATATGGATTTTAATAAATCTCCAGAAGTTGAATTTGCAGAATTTATTAGGAGTAATATAAATCCAGAAAATATATATTCTATTACTGATTTAAATTTGAGGTGTTGTTTTGCTAACGATTTTACGATGATGGATGTTTAACTAATAAGCGCGCTGAACAAAATAGTAACCATAGTTTTTTGCATTTTCATTATTATTGCCAACATAATTTTCATGAATAAAAAGCATTAAACTTTCGTTTCTATTATAAAATAAATATTTATACTCATCCTTATTAAATAGTGAAGTTATAACTACCTCTTCAGGATAATATGATAAAAATGGTGTTCCTATTTTTACCATCTCATAATACTCTTCAATAAATTTATTGATTTTATCACTAGCAAAATTTAAACCAAACACTACACTACAAACATTAATGCTATTTACTAGATTTCCATTTGTAACATTGTTTAGAATTTGAATCGTTTCTTTAAACACTGTATTCTCATAAGTAAGAAATCCTGGAGTATATGGCCAGAATTGTCTGAAAATAGCATCATCTGTTTCCAATACATCAAACAGCCTTTGAGGATTATTAACTGCATAACACGCTGCATCTAACCAAATCACCTTTTCAAACCCGAGTTTGTTTGCTTCCACCATCATGAATATTTTAAAACAATATGGAACCGCTGCGTATTTCATCTCAGACCCGGTCGGGTTCGGAAATCCACCATTAAATAAATAAAAATATCCATTAAACCCAACCTTTTCCAACGATTGATGAATATTTCTAGATTTTGCGTCTCTATCATTGGAAAGTGGTGTGCAACATACAAAACAATTTTTCTTATTTCCACCATTTCCAATTTTATACAAGGCCTTTGTCGGGAATACACCGTTTTCAACGTCAATCAGCTTTTGAACAACGCCTTTTGTGCAGCGGTTTAACATTAAATCTAGTTCAATTTTGTAATTTTCATCTCCGTGTGGATATACATTTTTTATTAAGTTATTTACAGATTCTTGTTTTTCAATAAGTTTCTTTTGTATCTCACACAATTCATTATTATCGTAATCATCCTTATTGATTACGTCTATTTCAAACGGATTTACTATAGGTAATGGAGAATTATTTGCTATGCACATTTCTTTTATTGGACCAACCAAAGAAAATTTATCAACCCAATATTTCAATAACAATTTATCATAATTGAATATTGTTGTTTTAAATCTCTCAATTGTTGCATTAAGTAATTCTTCATTAACTTCGCTCCATTCATTAATTATTAAAACTGGTAAATCTTCATACATTTTATTTGATCCAATAGATTTTACAATAGGAATGCAGCCCAAACACAATGCTTCCCACGTTCTATGACAATCAAGTCCAGCTCCAAATGGAGACAATACAAATGCATATTCTATTGCCTTTTTCCACACATTTGATCTGATTGTGAAATCTAAATCTAAATGCAGGATATCCGACGAAATATTTTTAATTGCGCGGGTTCGTTCGTCATTCTCGTTATTTAAATTAACGGAAAAATTCACAAAAATCTTATGTATCCTATCATAAAAAGGTTTTCCATTATTTTTAATACCGTTTAATATAGATTCTTGATCCGATGGACTGGTTCCTTCGTTTTCACCTCTCCAAGGTTTATTGGGGTCATTTGCAATTGTGTGATAATCTAAACCAATTGGCATCTGCTCTATTTTGTCATGAATTATTATGCAATTTTGAGAAAACCATTTTAACAAGTTTGGATGATTTGCCAATCGCAAACATTTTTCAACTTCTAATAGTCTAGGATTGTTTCCCCATATATCTATAACTCCTCCAAAAACTGTTGCATCTGAATCACCCGACACTAAAAAAAATGTGTTTGAAATTCTCGGAAGAATATTATCTATAAAATGTGGAACCATGTCAGTGCATACATAAATAGACATTCCATCACGCATATCAGTTCCATTTATCATTGAATTTAAATGTTCAAAGTCATAACACCAACTTGACATGGGATTTGCGGAATGAAACCCGCACGACTTTAATAAACCTCTACTAGAAACATAATTACAATTATTCTCCATTTACATGAAAACCCTGAAATAATATTAAGTTGTTTTTACATAATATTGTTTTTTTACCAATTAGAACCAAATGCACTTCCACCAAGCGCTTCATTTGCTGCCATAATCATACCTCCATATGGATCGCCCCCTCCAGGTGTGGCCGCGCCAGGCATTGGGGTAGCATCATTGCGATACATCGCATTATAATCAGGTGCATTTTGTTGCACTTGTTCTGTGGGCAAGCTGCTAATAGATGTGGTGCCTTGGCTATAGAGTGCGTTGCCCATTGCACTCGCATTATTGGGCATCTGGTTTTGTCCAGAAATAGGTTGAGAAACCTTGACGCTCCCCTTTCCTTTACCCTTCTTTTTCTTATCATCGCCAGATTTTCCCTCCCATAAATCAGTCAATCTATCAAATAAAATGCTGACCTTCTCTCCTAATTTTGTTTGCAAGCTCATCGTAATAAGTAAAACGGCTAAAATAATGAACACTACACTAAAATCAGGATACTTTGTTCCGCTGTATGTTGGAATATACATGATAATTCTATTTATATAGAATAAACCAATAAACATGGCAACTACTTGAATAACTACTTCTGCTAAAAGCTCTGCACTTCCTTTTTCTTCTTCCGCTTCTGGAACAAACTTTTGCATCGCTTTGTTTAAAATAATAATGGGAACAATTGCAATCAATGCATATTGCGTTATATTTAATAACTCAGATTTTGTGTTATCGTCAAAATTAAAAACATGCTTAAAAAATCCCAATTTTGATGATAATTTTGAATCGTCTAGACTATCCATATGTTTTATAAAAAGAAATTAAAATAAGTAAAACCCAGCTTTAACAATTTGTAGTCTTCCTAAACAAGTATAAAAACATATCTATGTATAATACACATAGTTATGGACGGGAATCAAGAAGAAGTGCAATATCTAAATCTTATTAGAAAAATTATTGAAAGAGGGACGCTAGAAAAGGGGCGAAATGGAAACACCTATAGTATTTTTGGAGAATCTATGCGTTTTTCTCTAGAAAACGGTAAGATTCCCATTTTAACAACCAAAAAAACAGCATGGAAGACTTGTTTGAAAGAGCTTATATGGTTTATTCGTGGCGAAACTGATAATAAATTGCTACAGAAGCAGGGCGTTCATATTTGGGATGGAAATACAAGTCGCGAATTTTTAGATTCAAGAGGTCTAACGCTTTATCCTGAGGGTATGGCGGGGCCTTCGTATGGCTATCAATGGAGAAATTTTGGCGCCAATTATAATTGTTTTTCTGGAAAACACTTGACGGATGATCACCCTTTTGGCGGCGTCGACCAATTGCAACAAATTATTAACCAGTTGAAAAACCCTGAAACTAGAAATAGTCGTCGTCTCATTATGACTGCATGGAATCCTAAACAACTTGACCAAATGGCGCTACCACCTTGTCACATTATGTGTCAATTCAGTGTTCATAGTGGAAACAAACTTAGTTGCGCTCTTTTTCAGAGAAGCAACGATTGCGCTCTTGGAACCAGTTTTAATATAGCATCTTATTCATTTTTAACGCATTTATTGGCAAAGCACTGTGGGTTGGAAGCGTTTGAATTTATACATTTTATGGGCGATGCTCACCTATATGAAGACCACGTAGAACCAATGAAAGAGTTGCTTACTAGAGTTCCATATGAATTTCCAACTGTTTCTATTTCACAGGTTAGGGAGAATATTAATGACTACCAAGTGGAAGATTTTGAAATAGTTGGATATAAAAGCCACGAAGTAATTAAAATGACAATGGTCGCATAGCACTTTGATTTTTAATTAGAATTAATAGTTCGCGTAAATAAGTTAAAAACATTATAATAGATAATTTATTATGAGTAGTGCAAGATCAAATGCTGCAGCGAGATCAAGACGTGCGGGTGAAGGACCCGGAATGCCTCAACAACAACAACAACAACCGAATGGAAGACCTGGGCAGCAAGTACAACAGGGGCAACAAGGGCAACAAGCAAATAATCTTAAATTGTCCGTTTCAGACGCAATTGCATTAATTACTTTGCGATTGGGGCGCGTTGAACAACTAGTTCAAAATATGCCAGTTGATGGTCAAACTAGTTTAGCAAATAATTTAGACGAGAATGTTCGTATTGTTGATAATACTGTATTTGAAAATATGGTTCAACGTTTAGATTCTCTTGAAAAGAATCAACGAATTCTTGCCGAGAGAAAACCAACGGTTATTGCACAGCAACCAACTAACACTGTTGTAGCTCCTGTAAGTGCAGTCGTTACTGAGTCTATTGATGTTTTGAAGGCTGAAATGGTTCAGGTAAAGGAGTTACTATTGCATTTGCAATCATTTACGATGCAGACAAATCAGCGCCTATCAGACATTGTTTTTACAGGGAACGAATTTCTAGAAAATGATGAATGCGATAATGATATTATTAGCGGAAATATTATTGACGAAACATCTGCTCACAAATTGCTCAACTTTGGGCAACCTGTGGAAAATGACCTCGTGGTTACGAATGTAGAAGAAGAGGTGTCAAATTAAATGGGAATATGTAGAAATGTGACAAACCCGTGGATAAAAATGTGTAATATATAATTTTTTAATTTATATATTATAATATAAAATGAATTTTTCTTATTCATCCTCTTGTGAAAATTCAAATACTAATATTCAACGTCAATTAAATATGCATTTTTCAAAAGACGAACATTTGAAAATAACTAAAAAAAATATTATTCAAATTTGCTTTCCAGATATATTAGCAAAATTGTGTTTTACCGTGCATAATAATGATATTGTTATTGATTACCGATATTTTAAATTTGTATCTTCTCCTGAAAATTTTGAAGCTATTGTTCAGTATATTATTTTTACTATACAGAATGTTTTAAAGTCACAAGAGACTTTCGTTTTTCACGTTAATATGAGTTCTATTACTCTACTTCACATAGAAAAATATTATGGTTTTATTAAACAACTATCCGAAATATTAAAAACCACTTTTCCGGATAAATTAAATACATGTCACATTTACAACGCACCTTTTATTTTTTCAAAACTATTTAGTGTTATTAGCATGTTTATTGATAAAAAAACTCAACAAAAAATACAATTGATTAAAGACGATTGCTGATAATGTTTATTTTTTGGTTTTACCGGATGATCTGATTATATTATAAATTAACAATGGTATTGCAACCAATAAAAATATTAGTAATAATATAATTAAAACGGGTAGCACCTTTGATATATTATAAAAGATAGTATATCCGGGCTCTTCTTTCACATCCAATTTGCATAATCTAATCAATAAAACTAGAACATCCTTTAACCCAAAAAATGACATCCAATTTTTCTGATTTTCTGTTTCCGGAAATAATTGATAGCACAGCGGTTCATGATACATGTATTTTGTTATGTTCATTTGCGTGTAATAATCCCAATCATTAAATCTGGTTTGATCTTGTTGCAATACAAACTCTATGCACTTGCGAGAATATATACATGCATGCGTTCCAATCCCACATAATAGTATATTCGTATTATCGTCGTATGGTCTTTGTAAAAACGGCAGGCATCCTAATAGATATATATAATTCTCATTTTCTTTTGATTTTTTATTCACAAATTCCATCACCTTTTTTTGCGTGGATTTTTTTTTAATTTTTTCACTAAAAATAAAATCATCTTCCAGAATTAATATGTTTTTATAATTTTTTTGATGAGCGTCATTAAATACTGTAATAAACGCATCTATCAAATCGCGACTCGGTTGGTCTATATCCGCTGACTTATCGCAAATTTTGTAGCCTTTGTTATATAAAATATATACTAGGTTTGTCGGATGATACTCATTTAACTGCGATTTTATATTTTCAATGCGTCCATTTCCTTCCAAATGTATAATATATGTTGCATCTAAATCCAATAGGCCATCTGAATATTCTATCTGTTCAAATCTATAACACGATGAATTATTCATAACTTATATTTACAATAGAATAAAAATTGATTTGTTATTTATATTCTATATTATTCACAAATTATTATCGCGCGTTAGAATGAATCTATCTACTTTGGTTTTGGTATTGCTCTCAATAAAAGCAACTGTATTGTTGTGCAATATGATTCACATGCATCATTGTATGAATCTTTTAACTAGAAACAAACCTGTTGTTGAAAATCCCGATATAATTAAAAAAAATGAAACTCGGTTTATTAGACGCGATTCTAATGTTAATATCATTAATAGACCCTTCCCAATATTATTGCTTGATGAACCATTTGGGGAAATAAATATCAATCATATTGCAATGCTATTTATATAAAAATTACAAATTATTAATAAATTGTATTAAATACATAATGACAATATTATACACACAATGCATCTATCTATTTCAGACAAGACAAAAAAAGACATTTTTATTTCTTTATTTCAGCTGTTAAAGTCGTGTTCATCTGTAATAACAATATGCTTTAATTCGGATAACATGTATATTCAGGGCATGGATAAAGCACATGTTTGTCTCTTTGATATTAAAATTTTTTCTAATTGGTTTGAAAAATATGAGACGACTGATGCAGATAATACAAAGGTTTGTATTAATACTACATTTTTTCATAATATTCTCTCTATGACTCAGGAACAACAGTCTATTAATATTCATTATGAAGGCGATCCTGAATCTATTGAAATTGATTTAACGAGCGCAAAGGGAGATTTTAATAAATTTTTTAAATTGCCGCTTGCTGATTTAGAAACCGAATTACTGGGAATTCCAGAAGTTGAATATGACACGGAGTTTTCAATTAATTCTAAAAAAATGAATGAAATTGTTTCTCAATTATCCGTGTTTGGAGATATTATGAATCTGAAATGTTCTGAAGAAAAGATTGAAATCATTTCTAGAGGAATTGGGGGTGAAATGATGGTAAATATCCCAATTGACGATTTGGCTGAGTTTTCTATTTCAGAAGGAGATATTATTGATATTTCATACAGTTTGAATTATATTCACAAAATGTGCATAACGACCAAGCTGTCTTCTGAAATTGAGTTTTCTATTAGCGGAGAGCTTCCGCTTAGAATAAAATACGATTTAGGAAATAATAGCTCTGTTATGTTTTTCATCGCCCCAAAGATTGAGGACTAGAATCTTCGTTATAATTTATAATATTTACTGGTATTATAAATGTCGCTATCAGGAAAGGTAAATCCTATAAAGTATTCGCTTAGTAGGGAGTTTCAAGAGAGGGTGCAAACAATGAATAGACAACAACCTATTAAGCAATTAAAGCAATCTGTTGGTGTCGGGAGTTATTTAGTTACTAAAAGAATAACAAGAGGCGCCCAGAGTGCGGCGCAAAATACGGCGCAAAATGCGGCGCAAAATGCGGGTTATTTAATTACCCAAGAGTTGAGAACCATGCTGCTTCCTAATGGTAAATGTCGTAATAGCAACCCCGACACTATCGCGTGGTGCGGGAATTGTTATAATGGCACATCGGTTTGCGGCAATCCTTGCATAGATCCTTACGGTTGTCCCGATCCTTCCCAATAAGTGTTCTGTTGTTTAGTTATTGTTATTTTTTAGACAATCTTTTTCCAAAGGTTGAAGTGGATTTTGGCTCAACCTTTTACAAAGGTTTAAGTGAGTATAAATAATAAAAATTTTGTATGAATTTTTATTAGTTATGTTAAAACTATTTATTGGATTCTTCGTATTTTGTTTAGTGTTATT